GAGAGTGAATATGGATAGTTTTATTGGACCATCCGAAGTACAGAAAGTAATGCAAGACATTATATCATTTAAGAAGAATTCAACTGTACCAGAGAAAGAACAAATTAGAATTCTGCAATTGCTTGAGGATTATTATAGAATGAGAAACATGAATGACTTAGATGTTGTTCTATCAAACTTAATTAAATCAGTTCTTGAAAAAGACTATGATGTAAAAGATAATCCGGTGATAGAGTAATGCAGATTGGTTTAGAAGAAAAAGATACATTACCTAAATTATCGTCTAAGAAAAAACAAATTACAGATAGTGATTTTCAGGCTAAAGTTAAAAACCTACCAAAAGAAATAGAAGAAGTTGTTGCTAATGGTGGTGGTAATTATATTGACGCAGTAGTATATGTCTGTGAGAAGTATGGTTTGGAAGTAGAAGGTATGAAGTTAATGTTGCCAAAGAATATAAAAGAAAAGATTGAGAAGGATGCTTCTGATTTAAACATGTTGAAATATAAGGTGAATAGTCTTGTCTGATAAGTTTGCAAGGTCAATGACCGCTTTCTTTAGATTTATAGCAGATACTTTTTTTGCTAAAAGATATGGTCATAGAGCCGTCGTATTAGAGACTATTGCAGGTGTTCCAGGAATTGTAGCAGGTGTTTGGCTACATATGAAATCATTAAGAAAAATGGAAGCTGGTCTTGGTCCTAAGATTAGAGAGATGATGGCTGAAGCTGAGAATGAAAGAATGCATCTCATGATTTTTATTGATATAGCAAAACCAACTTGGTTTGAAAGATGGTTAGTACTATTTGCACAAGGTATCTTTCTTGTATTTTACTTTTTCTTATTTGTATTCTTTCCAAAGACAGCACACCGTATGATACATTACTTTGAGAGAGAAGCTGTTGTATCATACACTCACTACTTACACATGGTAGATTCTGGACAAACTGAAAATATTCCAGCAACAAAACTCGCAAAACAGTACTATAATTTAAAAGATGATGCAACACTCAGAGATATTATCGTAAAGATAAGAGCTGATGAAGAAAAACATGCAGAAGTAAATTATAGGTATAGTACATGACAAAAAGCGGTTATCTCGCATATTTAAAATATTTAGCATTACAAAGACACTTTACAAGTAATTATGATTATCATAAGTTTGCTGGTAAAGTAAAGGCTTCCACAGATGCATATCAAAAAAGAAATGATATGTTCTCATTTGAAAAGATTACAAAGATTATAAATGCCGAAGATATTGAAGACTTCTATGTATCACATTTTATTACAGACCCAAAATGTTGGATAAAGAACATGAATAAGTCCACTTACGAAGAGTGGATTAATAAACTAAGAAGAATGCCACAATTATTTAGAGAAGACTTAGAACATATTAAAGAAGTTGGTCCACCAAAGATGTTGGCAGCTTCACACGATTCAATACCATTAATTCATGATAAAGTGTTAAAAAACGAAATAAATCTTGAATCCGTGGTATTATTAGATAGAATACATCCATATTTGGAGAAGCACGAAAAGATGGTTGATTTACCATTTGTATGGCCAGACTATATAAAGAAAGTAAAGAACTACAAACCATTTTTATTAAACAAATTAGAGTATAAATATTATGAGGATATTGCAAGGGATATTCTTATATCAAGCTAGAATCTTGTTAAACTTATCTGTAACGAAAAATCGAAACGACGAAACGGAGGTAAATTATGTCTTTTGATGATTATCTAAAAAACCGCTCAAGCCAATTTGAGCAACTTCAACAATCTTTACAGAAAAATACGGAGAAGAAAAGCTACGATGATGATCGTATCTGGAAACCACGTATGGGAAAAGATGGTACAGGTTATGCTGTAGTTCGATTCTTACCTGGTAAAGATTCCAACAAAACACCTTGGGTGACTATGTACGATCATGGTTTTCAAGGTCCCACTGGTAAATGGTATATAGAGAACTCTCTTACTACTATCGGTAAACAAGATCCGGTATCTGAACATAACTCAAAGTTATGGAACTCAGGTATTGAAGAGAATAAAGAAATTGCAAGAAAGCAGAAAAGAAGAACTGCTTATTATGCGAATGCTCTTATTCTTAACGATCCTAATGATACTACAAATGAAGGTAAAGTTAAGATATACAAATTTGGTCAAAAAATATTTGACAAAATTATGTCTGCTATGCAACCTGAATTTGATGATGATCAGCCGGTAAACCCATTTGATTTATTAGAAGGTGCAAACTTTAGAATTAAAATCAAAATGGTTGGTGGATATTGGAACTATGACTCATCTACATTTGAAAAAGCATCTGCTTTATCAGAGTCAGAAGAGAAAATGAAAGCTATCTTTGATGCTCAACATGATGTACATGATCTTGTCGCAGAAGATAAGTTCAAGTCTTATGATGAACTAAAAGAAAAACTTACTATGGTTCTTGGTGAATCTATGGAAACACCTGCAGTATCTACAAAAACTGTAGAAGTACCAACAGCTGAAACATCTGAATCTAAAGGTGATGACTTTGCACAAGTATTTGAAAGCAAAGATACCACTACAAAAGAAGATGATGAAGATCTGGAAGATTACTTTAAGTCACTAGCATCTGACGCTTAGTTAGTTAAATATAACATGGCGCATTTTGTAATTTGGAACTGCTTGGCAGAGGACTTCGCTCCAATTAGGCCTATAGGTCCACATCAACTTGCGTCATGGTGTATTCAACATGGTTATGATGTTAAGGTAATAGACTTTTGTCATCTTATACATGAAAAAGCATTTTTAGAAATTAATGAAAAACATATCGGTCCAGAAACAATAGGTATCGGTGTAAGCACATCTTTCTGGCATCCAAGTGTAAGGATGAAGAAAGCAAAAGGTTCAGAAAAAACAAACACATATACTACATCAGTAGGTGATCAGATTGGTCATTCAGATGACCCTGTAAAAAAGAGAAAGCTATTCGATCAGAACTTTACTAACATGATGGCTGCTCCAAATAAAACTGAAGAACCGTTTTGGGTAATGAAAGCAAGAGATGTTTTAGAAAAAAGACATCCACAATTAGATTGGGTAATGGGTGGTTCACAAACACATTACGGTAATATGCATTTCGAATGGAAAAAGTTTCATGGTTTCGCTGAAGATAGTTTCCTAAAATATCTTGATGAGATGTCAGGTTTTACAGGAAAAAGAAATGAATTTGATATTCAAAAGGCAACTCGTGCATACTTAGGACAAAGCATGTCTATTAGTCCTAATGAAGCACTGCTTATGGAAATGGGTAGAGGTTGCCAATTTGAATGTGCATTCTGTTCATATCCATTGATTGGAAAAAAGAAAGGTACTTATATAAGAGATTATTCTAGAATCAAAGACGAGTTTATTGCAAACTATGAGGAATTTGGTACCACAAAATATGTATTTACTGATGATACATTCAATGAAGATATGGAAAAGATGGAAGAACTTGCAAAAATATCAAGTGACTTGCCATTCGATTTAAAGTATGTAGGCTACCATAGAATGGATTTGATCTGGGCAAGACAAGCACAGAAAGATTTATTAAGAGAGATAGGATTAGTATCACCATTCTTTGGCATAGAATCTTTTCATCCTGAAGCTTCAAAAGCAATTGGTAAAGGTTGGAATGGTAGACAAGGTAAAGAATTCTTAGAAGAACTCATGGAATATTGGGGAGATAAGGTCACATATGAATTAGGACTTATTGTTGGTTTACCTGGAGAAACAAATGAGAGTCTACAAGAAACATGGGATTGGATGGTAAAACATCAACCAGGATACTGGATATTTCAACCACTCTATATAAATCAACATGAAAAACCAGGTGAATTGCAAATGAGTAAGTTTGATAAGGATGCACAGAAATGGGGATATAAGTTTCCAATTCCAGGTAATGGTCTATATTGGAAACACAAGAACTTTAACTCATCAACAGCAAATAGAAAATGTGTTGAATTAAATTATGCTTCAAATGATTTTGTAAAAGTTGCTGGATTTAGACTTATGGAATTATCTGCAATTGAAGAAGACCACTATTTCTTACAACATACTTATCAGAAGAATCTTAACATGGAAAAGATGGAAAGAAAGACTGCGGCATTTGTATATAACTACACACAAAGACAAATATATGGTGAGAACTATTATCCTGGTTTAGAAGCTGAGATGGTAGATACTGGCGAATAGATTGTAATTAACTCTTCTTTACCTTTAACTTTAATCTTATCCACTTCGATAGAGTCTATATTACTAAGCAAATCCTTAGTGTGTTGTGAATATAATAATGGTGTGACATTACCATCTTTATCTTTATAGTTTCTAGTTTGTGCTTCTAATCTTGCTGCTAAGTTTACAGCATCTCCAATAACACTATAATCTAATCTCATTTCACTACCCATATTACCTACAATACAAGTTCCTGTATTTACACCACTACCAATATTAATTTCTGGTAATCCTTTTGCTCTAAACTCTTCTTTAATCTTTTCTGTTTCTTCAGCACATTCAATAGCAGACTTCACCGCCATCTCAGCATGGTTGTCACAATCAAGTGGTGCATTCCAAAAAGCCATAATACAATCACCCATATACTTATCTATTGTACCACCATTATCAAGAACTATCTTACTCATTCGATGTAGATAATCATTAATAACTTTTACTAATCCTTCAGGGTCATTCTTATTTTTGTAATGTTCTGATATTGGTGTAAAACCTACAATATCCATAAATAAGAAACTCATTTCTTTTCTTTCACCACCAAGTTTAATCTTATCTGGATTCTTTTGTAATATGGCAACTTGTCTTGGGTCTAAATACTTTTCAAATTGTTTTCTTATCTGTTGTTTTAAATTAAACTCTAATATGAATCTATTGAAGATAGAATGTAAACTTACAAATGTAATCATGATAAGGAACCAACTTACATCATACATTTCTCTTGTCTGATGAAACATATAGTATGTGCCATATATACTCACTATATATGCACCTATAAGACTCATGCCAATAATCCAATAAGGTGCAATTCTTGCTAGTGCTATGAAGCAAGCAGATATCAAGAATGCAACTATAAGTTCTAGAAAATGTAAATCATTTCTTGTAATATTATCACCATCAATAATTGTTTGTATGTTATTTGCTATTATTGTATGAGCATATTGTTCACCTATGGGTGTAGCAATAACATTGTTTAAACCTTCAGCTGTTAATGAAACTATTACAGTTTTACCTTTAACAAGCTCAAAATGCATGTCATCATCTACTAATGAGATAGAGTCAAAGGTCTTATTATAATTTAACCATACCCGTGCGTGCATGTCTGTGGGTATGGTCGCGTATCCAGGTACACGCATAGCTACTATACCATTCTCATCAGCTTTTACTTGATATGATGGATCGCCAGTTGCAACTCTTATCATTTCAATTGCCATTGATGGGTATACATCTTCACCTATTCTCATAAGTAATGGTACTCTTCTTACAACACCATCAATTTCAGGTGCAGTATTAATAACACCAACACCATTTGATTTTAATTCAGGTATAGGTCCTAACATTCCAGGCCATTCAAATAAAAATGGTAATGGATCGCCTATCTTTGCAACACCTCTTGGAACCGCATTCTTGTTTATTTGTGTTGTACCTACTTGTGCAATTACAGTACCATATTGTAATGCATCACCAAAGTATTCATCACCACCCATTCTATCTTCTTCAGAAAATAATATTGGAAATAAAATGATACCAGCTTCAGCATCTCTTAACTTTACAATAAGATCTGCATATACACTTCTGTTAAATGGATATTGACCATATTTTTCAATTGCCTTTTCATCAATCTCTACAATTATAATGTCATCAGATAAAGATTTTTCTTGTGATTGAATAAGAAAGTCAAACGATTTTAAACGTAGTGTTTCTTTTATTGTAGGGTCTTGTAATCCTATATATGTAAGAATAAAGAGTGTGACAAATGCAAATGTCCAATGTGTAAAAAATTTAGTCATTTACAGTCACACTACATCCATTTGAATTCATACATGTTTGATTAAGTGTATATGAATGACTGGAATATCCATTGTTTTGATTCAAATATAAGTTAGTACCATAGTTTCCATCTAATGTTATTGTAGCACTGTGTGTGGAGTTATAACCTAATTGATAAGCAGTCACATTATTATTATCATTATTGATAGTTAAGTTCATTGTTTTTGAACCATCATGACCTTGAAATATTCCAACATTATTATTATCACTGTATATTTTTAAATCTATATTATGTGGACTGTATGCTTGACTTGGTGAACCATTTCTTTGACCCATGTAAATATCATTATTAGAACCTTGTAGATATAATTTTTGATTATGATTACCAGCCTCTTGATGATCAGTAGCATTAAAGTTATTAAAGTTTGTAGTACCCCAACCCATACCCATGTATATGTCGTTATTGCTACCATTAATATCTACATGTGCTGTGGAAAATGTACCAGTTGTAATAGATGAACGTTGTCTAATTCTGAGATCATTATTGCTACCTTGTATACTAGCGGTTTGATTATGATAACCACGAATAAGATGATTATCTCCATCTTGATCTATATTTAAAGTGAAGTTATCTCCTGATTGTGATACATATATGTCACTGCCCTTAGCCTGATCTGACCATATAGTGGCTATAATAATAATTATTAAAAAACTAATTACTTTGGTAAATCCTGATTTCATTTCCTTGTCCACCTAATTCATAGTCATATACTTCAAAATCTTCTTGTATAAAACTAATTACATAACCATATTCTTTATCTAATCTTAATTCAAAATATGTTGCTGCACCTTCTCTTGCATATACCCATTCAGGGTCTTCATCTAATATTATGATACCTGTTTCTGGGTCCTTACCTAATTGTACACCATCAATTGCAGCTTCTTCTTGTTTTACAAACTCACTTCTCATTGCCTTAGCAAGTTCTTTGTTTATTTGTGCTAATACATCTACTAAAAAATTCTGTTCTAAAAAATCTATATCTAAACCTGTTGACCATGTATCGTTATCTATTTCTAATTCATCTACTTCTAAATCATTAAATTCTAAAAAGTCTATATCTAATGCATTAGCAACTTCGTTATATTCAGCTCTTTGTTGCTCAGCTACAATCTCTTTAGGCTTTTGTATTATTAATAAATTACCAATCATGTTTTCATCTAAATCTAAAATTACTGGCTTCATTGGTTTTGATTCACCAGTCGTGACTACAGTTGCCTGAAATGCTTGATTCATAATAACAAAACCTGCATCTGTCTCTACTTCAATTTCACCTACATAACAATAACCCCGTGTATCGCATGACGGCAAAAGGATTATTGTTGAACCACCAATCTCATCTACAGTCATACTAAAGTCAGTACCTCTTACACCGATGGTGGCAGTTGGTGTTTCGATATTTACGTTCTGTGCATACTTCTTTGCTATTTGACCAGAAGCATAACGTACGGTACCTAAAGTCGCTTTTATTGAGAGTGACCCTTTGTTATTTGCAGGGTCATATACAAACTCATCTATTATAAGTTTTGAATGTTCAGTGACATCCACGCGAGTGTCGTCAATAAAGGATATAGCAGTCTTACCATTTCCAGTCTTAACGACATCATAGGAAAATACATCTAAACCTTCGACAGATATATTCTCTTCACCACTTTGTTCTATAACAGCATTGCCTTCTTGAAGAATTACATCTCCTATAGTCTGTGCATTAATCTCCTTACCATATAAGAGTAAAGCACAAGCGCCTATCAAAAAGGCAATGACTCTGTATAGAGTTCTCATTAGTCTGTTTGACTTATATCGATATCAGCATTATTACCGCTTGTAGTTAAGTTTATTATGTTGTCATAAACACCACTTTGAACTATATCTACATCGGCAATACCGCCTGTATGAGAATGGATTAATGTATGGCCATTAATATCTCCATTACCATCAATATCTATCAACCAGTTATTTGTATCACCGTTTACAGTTAGTGTTAAGATTGCAGATGTACCATCAACAGTCGCAGCTATAACGTTTGAATCAGAACCACTGGCTCCTGTTATAGTCACTGCACCGTTTGCGGCATCAGCAGTCTCTCCAATATCGATGTCTAAATCGTTACTGGAACCTACCCATGTTATACTGGACGTAACTGTTGCACATGAGGAATTGTTCCCTGTGCTATCACAGTTAAAGTCAATATTGTTGCTATCACCTGTGACATTGAATGTTCCGGTGTATGTATCACCGTTAACATCAAATGTAAGGACGTTAGAGTTTCCTACCTGATCAATATCAATAGTAGATGTAGCACCTACAACCGATGATGATGTGGTAGAATTACCAACAGTATTGTTTTGTCCATCCTGTGTGATATCTAAGTCAAGTGTATTACCACTTTGAGTGACATATATATCATTCGCCCATAATGTACCTGTAAACAAGACTGATAATAATATAAGGTTAATGAATTGTTTCATTGTTTTCCTCCTTTATTTTCCACAGACCTTGATCTGCACCTTGTTTAATTACTTCAATTACGCAATACTCAATTGCGGATCGTATCGCGTAATTTACTGGCTCATTCATAGCGACTCCGCTTTCTATTTCTAAAGCCTTAGTTCCCATATCTAAGAATCTAAAAACATCAGTTCCTGATCTATGACTAGCAATTGTTTTAGTACCTGAAACGGTAAGTAAAACTTCACCAGTCTGAACAGCAACTACTCTCATAGCGACAGTGACTTGATCTACCCGATATTCTTCGGATACACCAATGCCAAAGTATCTTGCACCGTTACCGCCTGTTTCTACGTTAGTATCATAGGCAACAACTCCACCTTCTAATATTAAGCCTGCAAATATTAAAGGTTTAAGTGAATTCTTTTGTTCTCCATCATAAGCTTCTCTTGTACTTCTTATAAGTTGTCTTTCTTTTATTACATTATCCAATCCCATTCTTTCTACAACTTTAAACCATGTACCATTACCCGCTTCTTTTAAAGCTTGTATTACCCATACATCTACACCTTGTGAAATGGCTGTTGACAGCTGTGAGAACTTTTCACTAGGTTTTCTTTGACCAGTTTCATCCATAAATGAATATACTGCAATGGTTATAATATCACCATCTAATGGTGGAAGCTTAACTAGTAATTCTGATGTTGGTGTAGCATGTTGTTGAGGCGGAAGATCTTGATAATAGTCTATCCTGTCAGGTGTGCTTACACAACCCGTAATTATTGCTGACAGTAATATAGCTAAAAGTATCTTCATATAAGTTCATTCTTCTATTAGAATAGAAAGTCTCCAATGGGCACGGTGATCGTTGTGACATTACCGGTCTCATCTGTGACTGTTAAACTAATAGTCTCTGTTGTATCATCTCTTACCCAGTAAATTGTAGCACCTTCAACTACTGCTGTACCTGAAGTTTCACAAGTTATTTCTGATGTGTTTACGCAGTTAGTACCAAACATATTATCAACCAATTGCTTAGATAAGTTAGCATAAATACGAGATTCAACATTCTTAATGAACTTATTAATTGTTGTATTGTCTATTTCTCTCTGAGCAGCGGCATCGGCTGACTTCTTATCTTTCTCTACATCTCTTTGACGTGAATAATTGAGTTGTTCTATAGATAAGACATGGGATGAGTAGCCGTGTTTTGAGAATGCAGGGTTGCCAAACTCAAAGTGAAGCTCACTGGCGTTGAGATTAGTTGTAGATAGGGCTGCCAACGTCACCGCAAATAACATAACAACCCAAGTTCGCAGCACACCTGTTATAAAATGTGCTTTAATCATATATTATTTATTAGTTTCTTCTGCTTCTGTTGGAACCTTTTCGTTCTCTTTCATCTGAATAACAGCATCTAATTTAGCTCTTAATCTGATTATGTCATTGTCTAACATTCTGATTCTATCTAAGAGAGCGATAAGTGTAGTGTGAGTTTCACTTAAATTCTTTTTAATATTTTTTGTAGTGAAGTTATATACAAACCAGATAAACCAACCCATAGCAACTGCGGCTAAAGTTGGAAAACCATATACGCTTAAAATTTCGATAAACAATTTCATTAATCTCTTCTCGCATCTTCTTTACCATTAGATCTAGAAATTCTTACATCATCTGGTTTCAATCCAAGAACATGTGTGATTTCCATATCGAGTTTTATCATATCATTATTCATGTTTTTAACACGATTATCTAGTTGCATTATTATGGATTTTAAAGTTTTAGTTTGACTAACTACAGAATCTAAAATATATCTTAATATAATGTAAATGAACAGGCCCATTACCACTGCACCAGCTACAGGCAGCCCAAACTCGGATAGTAATAGCATAAACTCTTTCATCTTAAAACATTATATTTCCTTATATTCTAGTACGGCTCACTTTCTTTCTATAAGTACCATCAGGTAGTTGTTCCAATACATCTTCAGGAACTTCTATCTGAGCCGCTTCACTATCATAATCTATTCTTCCACCCATTTCATCAGCCAATTGAGCAAAGAAATCGGGTGTTTCTTTCATAAATTCTTTTAATGTTTTAGGATTCTCTTTTACTTTGACGCCTAAAACATTGTGATAAGTATTTTTCTCATAATCCTTATCAATCTCAGGTTCTACTTCTTCGGGTTCTTCAGTTTTTTTTTCTGCTAACTCGTTAAGAGTAGGTTCTGGTTCTGTTGGTTTTGGCTTAGGCCTTGGAGATTCGCGTTTTATAATATCATTCCATGCTATTAATAACGCAACCGCTAGAGGGTCAAACACAATAACCAATATTATAATAACCCATCTTACAGCATCTTCAAGTAAACTCTTGTCAGTTTCACCATAGATGAGTTCCGCAATATATTTAATCGGGCCGACTTCTGCTTCAAGCGCTCTGTATTGTTTTTCATAAACTGCTTTTTCTTCTATGACAACATCAATAATTTTCTGTTCACTCTCAATGCGTGTTTCTAGTTCTTCTATCTTTATATCTATGTCATCTGTTTTTTCAGTGACTTGATTTCTATAACCTTTAATTACATCTTGTAATTCACTTATCTCATCTTTATATTTAGCATCAATATCATTTATTGTTTTCTTTAATTCTGCATTAGCTATTTCAATCTGCTCAGTCTTTCTAGCATTTGAACCAAAACCAGTAATGGTTTCATTTATAGTTCTTACTTTCTGGTTGTATGCTTCATTGGCAGAATTCTTTTCTCTTTCAATTCTATCATATATGTTATTAAGTTGCTCTTGCTCATTTCCTATGAGAGTGTCTACACGTGTATCTTCATTGTTTAAAAGCTTTGTAAGTTCTTTCTCCCATCTCTCAATCTTTAATTCTGATCTAATCTCTTTATCTTCTAACTGTTCTATTAAAGCTATCTGTTCTTCTGATAGAGATGCTTGTTCTACATGTGCTTTTGACAAAAATCCAAATATACCTAATGATGTAATAAACATTAAGAGTGCGACAGCCACTATTAGATAGCTCTTTAAGAGTAATTTAGTTTCCTCCCAATATTGATGTAGATATACAACAGATACTAGTTTACCTATCTCAAGGGCCACACCCATGATAATAATAGGTATTACTGCCGCTGCGAAGATTGCTACTAATCCATAGATTGAATAGAAAGCTGCGATCGCGGATATTGTTAAGGCTACAGGAAGTAGCAACCATTTCATCATACAGTATTTATTACCCGTGTATACCCGCGGACATATTTACCCACTTTAAGAGAATATAAAAAAAAATCGATTAAAGAGTATAATCTATTCGTGATGTTAAAATTATTTAACATATTATTTAGACCACTAAGTAAGGAGAAAACTGATATGGCTAAAACAAAATCGCAAGAGCAGAAAGTAATTGATGCTCTTTCAAATGGCGCTGAGTTAACTGTTGCTCAAATGAGAGACAGATTTAACATGGCAAACCCAACTGCTGTAGTTGCTAACCTTAGAAATAAAGGTTTTGCTATTTATGGAAACAGACCTGCTAAATCTAGCAGACTAAGAGCTTTGAGATACCGTATGGGTACTCCAACTCGTGCCGTAGTAGCAGCAGGCTACAAAGCAATTGCGCAAGGCTTAGTATAATAACTAAGTCTTTTGTTATTAATGGGAGCATTAGAAATAATGTTCCCATTCGGGGTATAATCAGATTATGAAAGTCGGCTTCACCTGTTCTACATTTGACTTATTACATGCTGGTCATGTACAAATGTTAAGAGATGCTAAAGATCAATGTGACTATTTGATTTGTGGTTTACAAGTCGATCCATCACTAGATAGAAAAGAAAAGAACTCACCAATACAAACTATTGTAGAAAGATATACACAACTAAAAGCAGTTAAGTATGTGGATGAGATTATTCCCTATGCTAGTGAAAAAGATTTAGAAGATATATTAGAACTATATACTATTGATGTAAGAATTCTTGGTGAAGAGTATAAAGAAAAAGATTTTACTGGAAAAGATATATGCAAGAAACGAGGTATAGCATTGTACTTTAATAAAAGAGAACATAGATTCTCATCTTCAGATTTAAGGAAACGAGTATGCACGTCTTAGTCACAGGATGTAATGGCTATATCGGTTCACACGTATGTAAGATACTACATGAACAAGGTGTAAAAATCGATGGCTTGGATGTTGATGTTCATGGCGAAGATAAGAATGATGTAAGTCAATACTTACATGATTTTCATGGTTTCAGTGTTTTAGAAGTATATAGACGTCAATCATTAAAGACTCCTATGGGAAAACAATGGCCAGATTATGATGCAGTTGTACATTTAGGTGGTCTGTCTGTAGTACCAGAAAGTATGAAAAGACCTGCAGATTATTATCTGACTAATGTAATGGGTACACTAGCAGTATGTGAAGTATTTCCTCAAGCACATATTATATTTGCATCTACATCAGCCGCATGGGAAATGGCATCACCTTATGCTAAATCTAAAGTTGCTGCTGAAGATATAATCAAAGAAAAAGCAAGTGGTTATACAATCTTTAGATTCTTCAATGTATCTGGTTCAGATGGTGTACACAAACAAATAGGTCCATCAACACATTTAATTAGAGTTGCAGCTGAAGTTGCTTGTGGTAAAAGAGATTATTTAGAAATATACGGTACAGATTATGATACACGCGATGGTACATGTATTAGAGATTATGTACATGTTGTAGACTTAGCAAATGCAATATGTAATGCTGTTAAAGATGGTCCAACAAATACACCATACGAATGTCTTGGTTCTAACACAGGTTATAGTGTGTTTGAAGTTGTTGATTCTTTTAAGAAAGCTACAGGTAAAAACATAAATATTGTAAAGACTGAAAGACGTGATGGTGATGCAGAATGTTCTGTTGTAGATAAACTATCAGATAAGATTACACTAACAAAGAGTTTAGAAGATATGTGTGTAGATCAGTATAATCTAGAAAGAGGTAAAAACAAATGACTGTAGCAGTACTTATGGGTCGTGGTGTTGAAGGTTGCGGTGTCACGAAGAATGTTGTAGAATTCCAAAAACTTATGGGTGTAAAAGTCTATGCCACTATGGATAAAGTGTGGCCAAGACAAAACTCCATGGAGTTTGATGTAAACTATTTTAGAGGAGCAGATTGGTCAGAGATTAGTAAAACTACTAAGAAGTTTCCTGATCTAATGACTTGTACTGAGGTTATAGATGAGATTAACAAGTGTGAAGCTTTGATTGTCTTTTCTGTTCCATCTAAAAGTCACCCTGAACAATGTGTCGACAACTTCATAGAGTTATTAAAAAAAATTAATGTTAATAAAAGCATTGTTCAGGTTGACCATAACATACAATCAATTCATCGTAATGCTAAACTGAAAGAAGTATTACAATGTTTAGATGTTATTATGACTCATTCAACTACAAACCCATTTGCTAAATGGTGTGAGAAAGAAGGTATCACAGTTCCAATTACAACTGCGGGTGTAGGATATAATTTTGATGAGAATAAAGAAAAGTATTGGCAGCCAATTGAAGAACAAGAAAAGATTATAAGATGGGTTGGAAGATCTGCAGGTTGGAAAGGTCCACAACAACTAATTGATTTTCATCAAGAACAAATGATGCATAGAGGATTCATTACAATACTTGAAGGTTTAGAAGCATCTATTGGATATAAAGGTATCTTATATAAAGATGATAACGATCCATCTACAAGGTGGAATGTAGTAAATAAGTTTAGACCTGAAAAAGAATATGGTGAAACTGGTGACTTTGAATATGGTGCTGAAGAAGAAATGAAAGGTGCCTATCTATATCCAGGTTATCAACACCACGACATGATGTTAAGAATGGCAAAGTCTATGTTTGGTTCTGATCTATATCATCTCAAGCCTGAACAGTACGGAGCTAATATAGAATACTGTCATTCAGATTGTTTAGGTGCTGGTACAGTTCCTATATTTCACGAACATTTTGGTGCTCATATAA